CAAGTATTATTAATGACTTGTTATTAGCAATACTTTATTAACTAGTGAGGGTAGATTATGTTGTATACGATTGCGTGGATTACAGGAATAATATTTTATTTGGGTTGTGTCTATTTGTATTTTCTTCTAGATAGAATAGTCGATAAGTTAGGAGAGATAGATGACCGCCTGACCGATATGCGAATTGAGTTGGCAACCACAGCATCAGAAGTGCAGAGAGCAAAGAAGTTAATTGAACGAGACACACACTAAATCGCTGTATGAGTCTAAAAAATTTATCCAATAATATTCAGAGTGAATCTGAGTTACATACCTTTACCAAACGTGAGCGAGTCATTCGTAGAACTCTAGGAGTATCGGTAAGCAAACGATTAGAGATTCACACTCTTATCAATCAACACAAACACGAAGAAGCACGTAAGACCAACGTCAAAGCGTATATGACAAGTTGGTTTCTACATCAAGACTATCCCTTAGTCAATGCTGTTTGTGAACAAGCGATTGATGTCGTACGCAAAGTTACCTTGAATGACCAGAAAGGCACTCTGGATAAGTTCTTTACCTTTGACTGTTGGGGTGCAATCTACGAACAGTATCATTATACCAAACCTCATACACACGGACCTGCCTTATGGTCTTGGGTGTATTATGTGCAAGTACCGAAAGGTTCACCACCGTTAATCTTCCCAGAGGCAAAGTTAGAAGTCTATCCAAAGTCAGATGAGTTGATTATATTTCCAGGCCATGTTCTGCACGAAGTTCCGAAAGCACCAGAGATGGATGCCGAACGAGTGGTTCTTGCTGGTAACATTTATTTGGATTATCGTTACAACGCTTAACACAAGTTCCTATCTAGTCTTATAAATACAAACATGAATGAAAACTATTTTATGGGCCTAGATGGTTTCGTATGGTTTACTGGTGTTGTGGAAAATCGTGACGACCCAGCAAAACTAGGTAGAGTACAAGTACGGTGTCTAGGTTTCCACACAGAAGATTTAATTGATATCCCATCAGCAGACTTGCCGTGGGCACATGTTATGCATCCTGTTACTGACCCATCCATGCAAGGTCTTGGTAATACACCATCCTTTCTGGTTGAGGGTAGTTGGGTCATTGGATTCTTTCGTGATGCAAATGAGAAACAACAACCTATCATACTAGGTTCGTTGCCTGGCGTACCAAAAACGGAAGCAGATATCAGTAAAGGTTTTAATGACCCTGCTGGTACATATCCTTCTGAGGATGTTTTACATTCAGGTCATGGACTAGACGAATCGGATGTGTCAAGACTTGCAAGGAATGAAGATGCAGAGACACACAAGTCTCTTATCAATCGTAGAGAAACACAGTTTAAAGATATACCTATCGCTACCAAACCACATGTATCTACAGTATCAACTGCAAGTAAATTTGAAACTGCTGGAAGTTTTGATGAACCTATACCGAGAGGGTATGAGTCCGGCACAACTACTACACCAACTGCTGGCGCTATTCTCACCGTTGCACAGTTTCAAGAAGACTATGTTGCTGAGAGCTTGTTACGCAAACAGAACCCAACAGGAGTCTATCCTTTCAATCATGTACACGAATCTGAAACAGGACACATCAAAGAAGTAGACGATACCCCAGAGGGTGAAAGATTATACACACAACACGCCGCTGGAACTTACGAAGAAATTATTGCTGATGGTACAAAGACAGTTAAAGTGGTTGGTGACAACTATGAATTGATTGCTGGTAAATCTAATGTCTATGTGAGAGGAGATATTAATTTAACATGTAGTGGAGATAAGAGAGAACTTATAGAAGGTGATTACATATTAGAAGTTGGTGGCGACTTTACTAGAAAGGTTGGTAAGTCTGAACAAGTCAAGATTGGTACTGGAGAATCTGGTGGTAATCTGGAAGAAGAAATAAAAGGTAACCATGCATTTAATATTGCGAACTCTGTTGTAGGTGCAGTCGGTACAACAGAAAAAGGAACTGCAAAAGATTTTGATATTACAATCGGTGGTAAAGAAACTAGAAGTATTGGTGGTAGTGTTGATATTACTGCTACCGATAATTATCAGATTACTTCACTCAAGAGTGTAGGAATACTTGCAACAGAAAATTTAACAACCTTTAGTGTTGCGAGTACATCTATTGCTGCTGGAACAAGTTTAGATATGAAGTCAGCAACTAAGATGTCAATTAAATCTGAAACAACAATTGATATGGATGCGACAACCGAAGTTGATATAGATTCATCATTGATTAATTTAAATTAGGAAAACATATGCCAGGCGTAAGTAGAGATAACGATACAGCAGGTGGTGATTTAATACCATCACAGTCTACTGTTAAAGCAAACAGTAATGCGATTATCGTACATGGCGATAGTGTAGCAAGTCATGGTGTTGGTGTTCATGCTTCCCCAACTATGATTGCTGGTTCTAATAATGTTTTTATTGGTGGTGTTGCAGTTTGCAATACTGGAGATTCAGCTACTTGTGGACATACATCAACAGGTTCATCAAATGTAAATGTAGGATAAGGAAATGGCAGACTTTACAAATTTAAATTTAGAAGGTGTAAATGAAAAGTTAAATAAAGCTTTGACTGACGCCAAAGCATTAAAAGATAATCTTCTTGCAAGTGCTGGTGAAGATGCAGGTACTATTCTTGCAAGTTTAGAATCTAAAGTAAGTGATTTACAATCATCATTTGCTGATATGATACCAGATTTACCAACTATACCAAATATAAGTATGCAATCTGAATTTTCACAACTAGCTAATTTTGATATAACATCACTACAATACCCATCACAAGTTGCAAACATAATATCACAGTTTGGTACAGCAATGAAAGATAAGGGATTGGATATTGAATCTCTTGCTGAACAAATACAATCAGGTGGAGATGTCGGAGACTTACTTCCGAACTTACAATTACCAGATGGAGAAATAATACCTGTTGAATTGCCGGCAGAAGTTTCTTTACCATCTACAGAATCTGTATCAGAAGCAGTATCTAAAACTAATAAAGCTGGTGTATCATTAGCAACTAAAGAAATAGAAGTTATTACAGATGAAGTAGATGGAGCAACAAAGACCACCCTGCCAACCGTAACAACCACAACTACAACAGATGCATCTGGAACAACCACAACCACAACGACAACAGCAGGTGGTGTGGAAACTATTAACACATTTGGTAATACTGAGGAAGAACAAAAAGCAATAGATACTAAAAGTTTGAAACAGAAACTTAACACAAGAACTCTTATATCAGGCACATATAAAAACAGTAGCGGTAGAGAATTACCTTTACAAAGTATGCCAGATGCAAAAATTGAGGAGTTAGAAGTTAGAGCAGGCATAGAATATTCTGATAGTGTGCGAACAGGTAATGTTAGAAATGTAAACAGACCTTTAAGTAAAAGGTCGTATAGAATATACTTTCAAAGTGATATAGATGATGCTGGTGGGAAAACAGATACAAGTTTCTTAGCAGCTAAAGAAGCGTTTGATTGGGATTGGAAAAATGATGGTGACTACCTCTTTTATGATGCAAGGTATAATAAACATAGGAAGACCTAGTCTTCTCTTATAAATAACATATACAGACTTAGGGAACTCACATGGCAACTTCGGCATACAAAGATGCACAGGCACAAAATAACATTAGTCGTAATGTCAGGCAGTATTCCGACCTAGATTTATTCTTTGGCAGGAATGTTGTTGGTAATGATATAAATAAAGTCACAGACGTACAAGCAGTCAAAAGGTCTTTACGAAATCTTATTAATTTAAATGCTTTTGAGAAACCCTTTCATCCAGAAATATCTGGTGGTATTCGTGAGTTGTTATTTGAAAACATGAATCCAATGACTTCAGCAGTAATGACAAAAAAGATACAAGATGTTATTAATAACTTTGAACCTAGATGTCGTTTAGTGTCAGTAAGAGCTTTACCAGACTTTGATAGGAATGCTTATAATGTAACAATAGAATTTTATGTAGTTAACGCACCCACAGAATTGGTAGACTTATCAGTTATGTTAGAGAGATTACGATAATGGCAACGAACGATAAAAGATTAAGAGTAACGGAATTAGACTTTGATAATATCAAAGATAATCTAAAGACATTCTTAAAAGCACAAAATCAATTTAAGGACTATGACTTTGAAGGTTCTGGTATAAACATTCTATTAGATACTCTTGCTTACAATACTCATTATCTAGGATATAATGCCAACATGTTGGCAAACGAAATGTTTTTAGATAGTGCATCACTTCGTTCAAGTGTAGTATCTCATGCTAAATCATTAGGTTATGAAGTGTCATCACCAAGAGCGCCGATTGCAGTAGTCAATGTAAGTTTATCAACAAGTGCAAGTACAAAAACTATGCCGGCAGGAACAGCATTTACTACATCTGTTGATGGAACAGATTATCAATTCGTTACCATTGCAGATGTAACGGCAAGTAACACAGGTTCTTCAGTTCCTTTTGATAGTGTAAATATTTACGAAGGTAGTTATATCACAACAAGGTACACAGTAGACACTTCTGATGTAGACCAAAGATTTACTTTGGGTGATGCGAGTGCAGACACTTCAACACTTACAGTCAAAGTACAAACATCAAGTTCTGATACAAGTACAACTACCTATACTAAGGCAACAGACATAACACAACTAACTTCTAACAGTACAGTTTATTTTTTACAAGAAACTGATAGTGGTTTGTTTGAAGTTTACTTTGGAGATGGTACAATAAGTAAATCCATATCAGATGGCAACATTGTTATACTACAATATGTTGTTACTAATAAAAGTTTATCAAATGGTGCAAACACATTTAGTTCACCTACAAGTATTGATAGTGTAACATCTGTTATAGTTACTTCTGTTTCTGGTGCAGTAGGTGGTGCAGAATCAGAAAGTATAGATTCAATTAAATTACAAGCACCACTAGATTATGCAGCTCAGGGTAGATGTGTGACAGTAGATGATTATAAAACATTTGCTAAAAAATTATTTCCAAACACTCAAGCAGTTTCTGTTTGGGGTGGAGAAGATGGAAGTTACGATACGAGTACAGGAGTATCAAGTAATCCAGAATATGGTAAAGTGTTTATCTCAATTAAATCTACAACAGGTGCAAACTTAACAACTGTACAAAAGAGTAACTTAGTATCTGCGTTTGCTCCATTTAAAGTTGTCTCAATTACACCTGTTATTGTAGACCCAGAAACAACTTCTATAATTTTAAATATAACATTTAATTATGATTCAACTGCAACAACTTATACTAAATCTGAATTGTCATCTTTGATTGCTTCAACTATTTCTAATTATAATTCAACTGAGTTACAAGAATTTAATAATTCATTCAGACATTCTAGATTAACAGGATTAATTGATGATACAGATTCATCTATACTAAACAATACAACAACAGTTACTATGGGTAAATTCTTTACACCCATTTCAACATCTTTATCATATACAATTAATTTTAATAATAGATTTTATAATCCACACGCATCTCACAATGTAGACGCTGGTGGGGTAGTTGCATCAACAGGATTTTATCTAGACAATGATACAACAACAGAATACTTTTTTGATGATGATGGTTCTGGTAATTTAAGAATTTATTCTTTAAGTACATCAGGAGTTAGAACGTATGTAAACTCTACTGCTGGAACAGTAAACTATATTGATGGTACAATTAGTACAAGTGCATTATTCATTTCAGCCGTATCAAATGTGGATGGTGCATCTTCAACACAAATTCGTATGACTGTAATTCCGAATTCAAATGATATAGTGCCTGTAAGAAATCAAATACTAGAAATAGATTTAGTTAACACAACAACAGGTGGGAATGTTGATGCACAAGCAACTACAGGCGTAGGATATACAACAACTACATCTGGTACAACATCAACTACAACTGTAACGACACCTTCATCTTCCTCAACTTCTTCGGCGTACTAGATGAATGGCAAAGAATGATTCAAAACTAGTAACAAAACTTTCCCCCCTCATTGAGGGTCAAGTACCTGACTTTGTACAGTCAGACCACCCTGTCTTTGTAAAATTTCTTAAACACTATTATCAATACCTAGAGGCTGGTAGAATTGTCTACACAGGTGAGTTAGATTATTTAAGACAACAAACTAATACACTAGAATTTATTTTACACGAAGATGGCGAAAGAATTGTAACAGAATCTGGTGCTGGTACTACAGGGTTATTTGTAAATGACGAAACCATTACAGGTTCAACATCTAAAGCAACTGCAACAGTATTAGTAGAAGATGGTAGAAACAAATATCTCTACATATCTTCTCAACAGAAATTTATTACAGGTGAAACTTTTACAGGTGGAACATCTGGTGCAACAGGAGTTATATCAGAGTATCGTGCTAACCCTGTTCAAAACATTCAACAACTTTTAGAATATGCCAACGTAGATAATACTATCTATGATTTCTTAGATAAAATGCGTGACCAGTTTATGAACGCAATTCCAGAAACTTTGGCGACAGGAGTATCTAAAAGAAAGTTAATAAAAAATATAAGAGATTTATATAGTGCAAAGGGAACATCTGAAGGACACAAATTATTCTTCAAAGCTTTCTTAAATGAGACACCAGTTATAAGTTATCCTACAGAAAAATTGATGAGAAGTTCGGATGGTAAGTGGACACAAAAAATTACTATCAGAGTAAGTGCTAGTGCAAATGTTACAGGTGATGAAATAATTAATCAAGTTATTACAGGACAAACATCTGGTGCAACTGCTGTTGTCGTATCATCTCAATCATTTTCACAAGGTCTATTCGCTATAACAGAATTAGAATTACAAAGTGTAGAAGGTATATTTGTTGATGGAGAAATAATTACAGGAACATCTAACACAAGGGATGTGGATGTAAACTTTACAGTATCATCACAGATGGTCACAAGCACCCTTAACAATGATGGTATACTTAACAGTACCTTAGACACCCTAAGTGTTGAAAGTCTCGGTTCAGCAGTCTCTGAGGTCGTTGTAGAGGATATTCTAACAGGGTCAGTAAGTGATGTTATTGTAGATGATGTAGGGCAACAATATGAAGTTGGTGATGCGATTACATTTACTTCTGATTCAAATGATACAGACATCTCAACTGCTACAGGTATTGTTAGTGTAGTGGGTGGTGGTATACTACAAGAGACAGGAACACTTGATGATTCTAGTGTTACAGCAGAAAATATTATATTAGAATCTGGAACAGATAGTGGGTTAGTTCCATTTGAAATTATTTTAGAAGATGGTAATTTAGTACAAGAAGATATCATACCAGATTCTTCTACTAAAGTATTTACTCTTTTATCTTTAAATTCTACTACAGATGACATTAGAATATTTCGTGATAACATACAGTTAAATTCAACAGATGTCGCTGGTGATACTGTATGGAGTGTGAGTGGTGCAACTCTAACATTCGCAATAGAACCAACAGCAGGTATACCTCATGTTATAAAAGGAAATGTTGCTAACAAATTATTATTAAACAGGACTGCAACTGAGGGTTTGGTAGGTGTTGATGCTGGTAATAATTTATTAACAGACACAACACAAGAAGAAAATGACACATACACAAATAATGATTTATTTGTTTTAGAAGAAAATACTTTTGCAACACAGAACGAAGCAACATCAATCAGAAAAGTACAAGTGACAGATGGTGGTAATGGTTATTCTAAATTACCTAACTTATCAATTACAAGTTTATCTGGTACAGGTGCAAGTATACTTGCAAACACAACAGACATTGGTAGAACCAATAGTATAGAAATTAGAGATGGAAGTTTTAATTTAGATTCTAGTAATCCACCAGAGGTAACATTCCAAGCTCACTTTGTATTGAAAGATGTTACAGGAACATTTGCATCTGGTAATACTTTAACTACACACACAGGTACTGTAAAAAATTGGAATACTGATACACAAGTTTTAAGTACAACTTTTGAAAATGTTATTAGAACAGAAAGTGATGTAGAGGGTACAGTTCAAAATGGTATAAGATTAGAAAATAATGCTGAGTCAGAACCATCTGGTATTCTTTTAGAAAATGTTTTAGACTTTGATGACGGTAAACATATTTTAACAAATGCATTAAGTACAACTGAACCAACAAACACAACAGAAATATTT